GAGAAACTTGGACTTCATCGCAAAGATCAAACCAGTGGGACCAGACATAGGCTGGACACCACAGATGTCGTATGCGATCAAGTTAGGCATGGAACGACGAACGAGCGAGATCAGAACGGGATCAAAAGCAGCGATCTGATTGAAATCACCTTGTGTATCAGCAAAGCCAGCAGCGGCTCTGTTGCCAACAGGGGAGAGGTTGGCTTCTTCACGCAAAGCCTTTTCTTGGTTTTCGAGAAGAATAGCCGTAACATTCTTACGGTAACTATCCTGAATAGGCTCCATACCCTCACAGTTGAGGACTGGTTCCCACTTCTCTTTCAGGTTTTCAACGAGTAAGTTTTCCATTTGAAATCTCCTTCTTGAAATGGATTATGATTGCTTATTCTGCACCGCAGAGTTGTTAACTTTTTTGAGCATTTCTGTATAAGCGGACATTGAGGGGGTGAGGTCAGCCTTTTGTTCTCGGATAGCCTCTTCCTCATCAGTGGCGAACTCCTCAACGAGAGGTGTTACGACAGTTTCTTCACTTTCAAAGAAGTTTTCCTTGAGAGTGTTGAGTTTTTCTTGGAAGTCATCAATGGAATTGAAGTCGATTGCTTCGACCATTGAGCGGAACTTCTCTTCGTCGGTGGAAGTCATGTCTCTAGATGTAGACTCGTAGAGGGCTTCACACTGTGCTTTGATCAGACCTTTGGAAAGTTCAATATTCTTTTCAATTGATTCATTGAGTTTTGCCTCAACATCATCAATCTTATTGTTTAAACCTTCGACAAGATCATACTTGGCATCGGGCATGGTGACATAATGCTCTTCAAAGAGAGCCTTGAGTCCGACCATGAAGGATTCAGAAATGTCAGTCTTGATGCCAGCATCAACGGCAACTTGATTTTCTTTCATCCAGTTTTCAACGACATATGTGAGATATTCGTCAAGTTTAGTTGCGAGTGCTTCCTTTTCCTCATCAAGAGTTGATTCAAACTCTTCGGAAAGTTCAGCACGAATTTCTTCAACTCGCATGTCAACAGCCGCTTCAAAAACTGTGGATGCTTTATCTTTGAATTCTTCAGAAAGTTCTTCACCAGAGAAGAGAGAGCCGAGATGTTCTTTCATCTTTAACTTCTTCATTTGCTTTTTAAATTCAGCAGACTCTTCTTCCTCGTCGTGCATCTCTTCTTCTGGTTTGGTCATATACTCCTCTTCGGAGCCATACATCTCTTCCTCAGAGCCATACATCTCTTCCTCAGATTTGTCCATTTTGTCAAGATCATCAACCACTTCAGCACTAGCAGCAGAGGGCTTAGTATCTGGCTTAGGTGCAGTCTTGCCTGTTGGTTCAGCGACCTTTGGAGTCACACCATCAGCAGTTTTAGCACCATGACCATCCGCATCAGCGGCGACCTCAGTGTCTTCACCACCTGCCTTCTTCTTCTTAACTGATTTTTTATCCATTTCGGCTTCAACACCCATTGACATGGATTCCATTTCAAGAATTTCCTTCGCGGTTTCTAAAGCGTTTTTGAGACTCATATTTGACTCCTATCTCCCTTTATTTATCTTTGATTAGATTTGAGAGGAAATCCGCGAACGCATACAACTTCGCTTCCTCAAGTTGTGGTTTAGAAGCACGCTCAATGTGCTTCTTATGTGATTCAATACGACGAGCGGTGAGAATACCGTTTTCCCACACCCACTCTTTTCCTTCCATAATCCCTTGAACATATGCGTCAGGAGCGGAAGGATCTGCAACGATATCAACGGCTGCAAGGTTAAAGTCCTCTTGAACTTCATTCACACCATTGACTTGTTTCAAAGAACCCATGCCTCTTGAGGAGACACCGATCTTCACACCCTCTTTGATCAAGTCTTTAACGATCTTGCCATAGGGAGTATCAAGAATTTTTGCTTTGCCATAAATGTCATTGCCATCAACACGAAGTTCCTTGATCAAGTGTGAAACTCTCTCAAGATTCAGTTGGGGTCCATCAGGGTGTCCGAGTTCACCCATCGCACGATTTGTTTTGACATATTCATTGTTGTATCGCTGAACTTCTTTCATCAAAGTTTTTTGAGGATAGACACGACCGTTGCGGTTCTTTTGTTCAGCCTGCATGAAGATGCCATCAATATGATATTGCTTCTCACCGTTCACTTCTTCGGTGATGAGATTAACATTATCGTTGACTTCTGTAATAAGTAACATGGTTTATCCTTATGGTTTCTTCATTGCCGATGCTTTCGGAACGTATCCGTGCTTCCGCTTGTCTTGAGCCTGAATCGCCAACTTTTCACGCTTGAGTCTTGCTCGTTCTTGACGACTCATACGAGGGTTGCCAGAGGCATCAAACATTCCCAAGTGTTTCTTCGCACGTTCAAAGTCCTCATCAACTTCTTCATGCTCTTCTTTCTTCATTGCCGATGCTTTCGCAACGTATCCGTGCTTTCGCTTGTCTTGAGCCTTAATCGCCAACTTCTCACGCTTGATCGCTGCTCGTTCTTGACGACTTAAACGAGGGTTGCCGGAAGCGTCAAACATTCCCAAGTGCTGTCGCCTACGTTCAATGTCTTCGTCAACCTCTTCATCTTCCTCAAGTTCTTCTTCTTCGTCTTCGTCATCATCATCGTCTTCTTCCTCTTCGTTGACCTCTTCGTTCTTAGCCTTGAAGTTTTTATCAATATAGTTGAAGAATTCTTTTTTATCCTCTTCGGTCTTGAGATCGGCTGGCGAATCAATGCCAAACTTTTTCATGGCTTTTTTGAAGAAGGTATCGTAGTCAGATTGCTCGCCAAGGGTATCGCCGTAGGCTTCTGCTACTTCTTCCTTGCGTGCAATCAAAGCAGCACCAACTTTAGACTGAAGAAGAGAGGACATGCCCTCTTCGGCAGCGTTATATTGTTTATTAGCAATCGCATCAATGATTGAGAGGGTGTTCATATTACGTCCTTCCTAAGCCTTTCTTGAAAAAAGTTAACCATTTGAGTTGCGGCATCCTGTGAGGATGCAAAAGTCTTCTCAAATTTATCTCTATTCGTATTATTTAGCCTCTTATGTATTTCAAGCACATCCTGTGTTTCTTGAAAAGTCATATAATTTTGTGAGCCATCTTCGTGTTCAATCAAAATGCCATCTAAAGAGGACTGGCGGAGAGCATCAATGGAGGCTTCTTGAACTTTCTCATTTTCGTCCTCCATCTCTGCTTGTTGTTTTTCCATTTCAGCCTGCTGTTTTTCCATCTCAGCCATTTTCTTTTCTTCTTCTTTAGCAAGTTTTTCTGCTTGCTGTGCTTGAAGTTTAAGAATCTTTTTGCTTTCACGTTCTGCTTGAGGGGCAGTCATAAAGGTGTCTAATTTTTGTGGACCCTTTCCGTCATCAACATAAACAACAACAGGAGCAGAAACTCCTGAACCAACCTTTTTGATTGTTACAATTTTGTCTAAGAAATTGAAAGTCTTAAGAAACAACTCACCTTTTGGTCGCATGTAATCGCCTTGGGTGTCCAACAACTCAAGGTTTTTCTGAGCCATTGCCAATTCAATCTCTGCCATTTTTTGATCAAGTTCACTCGGTGGAACCGCCTCCTCAGGAGGTGCGGCTTCTTCACGAATTTCAAGATGACGCTTTTCAAATTGTTGAATAGCCTTTGACGCAAGAAGTGACGATAGATAACCCTCAGCAACCTTTTCAGGTGCGTGGATAATCAGATCGATTGCGTTTCTTGCTTCATTCATCAGAATTCTTGTGACCTATCTGGTAGTAAACCTTGTTCTCTTTCTTTATTTATTTGTTTATCCATCTCGCTAATTTCTTGATCGGTTTGACGCAACACATTTTTGCGAACCCACTCGCGTGAATAGTAATCACCGACGCTATCATTAATATCACGAAGGATGTTAAGTCTCTCTTGAATGCTTTCGTTTTCTTTGCTTTCTGTGAAGTATGAGTCACTCACATATTCAAAACGAATGTCTTGCTGGATGCGATACCACTCAACATCACTGACAATTCCCTTGAGAAGACACTGAACACGAAGTGCATTCATAAACAAAAGGTTAAACTTAGCACGAAGACGATCAATAAACTTTTGGAAGTTCAATTCGTCACGGCTGATCTCAGATGCTCTACCCATATTAAAACCATTGTCGGCTTCAAGACGAGAGATAGGAATATTTAAAGATTTGTAAAGTTTCTTTTCAAAATACAGAACATCTTCCATCTCACCCAAGTTCTGTCCACCGTCAAGTGTAGAGACTTCCGTGCCTTTACCACCTTCACGACGAGGGAACCAATAGTCCTCAAGCATATTCATAAACTTGCGATCATCACGAATCTCACCTGTGTTGGCATCGTATACAAGTTTGTTACGATAGCGATTCATCAGACCATGAACATACTGCTCGGCTTTGTTCTTGGGTAAAGAACCAACGTCAACATAAAAGATTCTTCGTTCCGGCGCACGCGAAAGACGATAGATCACAGTGGCATCTTCAACCATGCGAAGTTGGTTTAGAGGTTTAATTGCTTTTTGCAGATAAGAAACAGCACGGGTTCGTGATGGATCAAAAAGTCCAGAAGGATAATAGTTAATCGCCTCTGGTGCAATTTCAATCGCAGAGGATTCATTTGGCTTTTCACGATAAACGTAAACTTCCTTCACACTCTTGATTGTTTTTGCACCGCTCTTTGGATCAGTCTTTTTATCAACTTTTGCAATCTTCTTAATTTTAGCAGCGTCAATTGGTCGCATCTCGATAATCCCTTTTCGGGGTTGATTTGGATTGACGATCATGTGGTAATATCCCTTACCATCAATATACCAACGACGGAAAATTTCATAACCTTTGTTATTGAAATCAAGAAGTCTTAGAATATATGCAAACTCTCTCTGAATTGACTCTTTAGCACTGTCACTAATTTTTGCATAGTCCAATACAACAGAAACGGGGAATCTTCTGGATTCACTCAAGATAATTGACTCGTTGCAAATGTCTTCAACAGCCTGTTCAATTTCAGGGTGCATCGCCATTTCACGATACTTTGTGATAAATTGTGCTTCTGATCGGAGCGACCCATCAAGGTCGATACCGATACCGTAATACCCACCAGCATCAACTGGCATGGCATCGTCAAGATCAGGAAGGACGAATGACTGGACTTTTTTATCCACTGGCGTTGGGCTAGTCAACGCCTCCTTTTTCGCTCTCCCTATTGAAATTCCAAAGAGTTCAATAGGCATTATGTAATCTCACTTAGTTTGCTGGCGTTCTGTTACCGGGAACACCATATCCCACATTCACATCAGATGAGATGAAGTAAGAGTATGCAAGTGTTACGTCAAAGGACAACAAGCCCTCTTCTCCGGCAGCAAGACTGACTGCTCCAACGGAGGTTGGATAGCAATATTTCATTGTATAAGATTTGATCGCATCACCGTTACGATCAAGTTGGTCAACCGACCAGTCTGGGAAATCAGTGGTGTTTACGAGAGAGATGTTTCTCTCAGCAATGTTGTCCTCAGAACCATTCAAGTCTTCAATCCAACTTTCAAACTTATTGCGTAAAGCCATTGCCTCGTCAGACAGAATTGAAATCTGCCAGTCTGCAAAAGTTCTTGATGTTGGAAGTTTAATTGTTCTACCACGATAAGGTGCTTCGGTAGAACCTAAAGTGCTTTCTGGCAACTGAGCAGCAGTGACAAGGAAACTGGTATTTGCATCAATACCACTCGCTCCGATTCGCCCACCAACACGAAAGAGTGCTGGTCTTACGCCACCGCCGATTGCATTTTTGAAGTTTTCAATATTCATTTACTTCTCCTATGGTTATTTATACCACTCCAGCGATCTCGTCAAAGTTCACACCAGTTCTGGTGGCGACAAAGTTGAGAGTGATGAAGTTAATCGAGCGAGTGGGTTGAACAAAGATATCTGCGACAAACTCGTTTCTATCAATGATCTCGGAAGTGTTGTTTGTTTCGTCACAAATAACACGGAAATCTGTAATACCTCTGCGTGCCTGAACGTCCAGAAGGAATGGTTCAATCAAGTTCTTAAACTGCGCCCGTGTGAAGCGGTCATTCAACTCAAAGAGACTGAATTGTGCAGCAGTAGAAATCGCTTTTTCAAGAACAATGAACAATCTACGAACATTGATTCTGTCAAACGCACTTGGCTTGGCTAACAGAGTCTTATCTCCAAACAACACGGTTCCTTGACCGGGGAAAGAGATGACTGGGTTGATACCCTCTTGATACAACGTGTCTCGTTCTGACTTGACAGGATTGAATGCAAGATTGACAGCATTTTGAACCTGACCACGATTCAGTCCTGCGGGAGAGAACCAAGGCTCAGAGTCGAAGTCAGCACGAACCGCGATGCCTGCAATATCAGCGTTCAAAGGAACATATCTGAAAGTATCATTAAATCTGTCAAAGGTATATTTCCAACCAGAATCAAGAACTCCGTAAGAAGAAGATACGTTGACGTTGTTGCTTGAGTAATCGACATCTCCACCCTCAGATGAACCGTTCACACCCTTACGATATGCTCTCACATTTGCTGTTTGAACATAAGATTGTTTCGGTCCTGATGTAGTATTCAACACTGCATCACGGGGAGGTGACAAGAACACGATACAATCTTTTCTGTTTTCACAGAGAGAAATTAAGTTCTTGGATAAAGTTCCCTCAGATGGTCCACCAATTAGAATTGAAACGTCAGTCGTTTCCGAATCTTCAAATAACTCATAGCCATTCTCAAAGAAATCAGTTGGTGCTGCTGCAACACCACCAGTCAAACCAAGATATGCGTTTTGAGTGGTGGATTGGAATACAATATCGTCAGCAGCGGACTCTCCATAATTTCTACCCGTGCCATCAAGATTTTTGTCAAAGTTTTTACCAGCGTAGATGTAGTTTGAGGTGTCTCGAATCACATCTTTATAGAAGTTATTTGCATTGGTTTCTGTCTTAATATTAGAACCCTTAGAAACAGAGTCAAAGGTTTCGATGATCTGGTTTCTGGTTCCTGTCCAGAATCCATTCTTATCAATAACTGCGATGTGAACAAGGTCATTCGCAGCAGTTTGTCCTGTTTTGTCAAGAGCATCCTGAGAAGTTGCAGGAAGCCTTCTTGAGAAATTATCGGCGTAGCCCCACTGAAGAACAGCGTCCGTCGCACCAGCCTCAACGTTTGTAAACGCAGTCGTGAAATTAACCTGCAAGGTTTCACCACCTTCGGGAGTAGAAATCGTATCAATTTGTCTTGACACACCGTTAACTACGAGAGAGTCACCTCTCCCGATATTTCCAAGAGTTGTTCCGTTTGCTGGGACAGCGGCTTGTGTGCCAATGATTGCACTCGTAGAACCAGCAGTGATGGCGGTGCAAGTAATACCCCTATGAGTATTGTCAGAGAGCGAAACAAGAAGAGAATTACCTAAAGAGAGAACACCTTCTTCACCACCGGGGAATTTACCAAGGAACACGTTACCGTCGTAATCTCCGGTTGCTTTGCCGTTATAATCGTCTGTATTTTTGATAAGGAATCCGCCAGAGTCACCTGAGTTCTTTGCAGTGGTTTGATTTACAACACGAACAACATCGAGGTTAGATCCATAACCTAAGAAGTTCGCGGTCGAAAACCAGAAGTTTGCGTTAGCATCATTCGGATCACCAAAAAGGGTTCTCAATTGATTAACGCTATTAATGTTAATTCTTTGCTCAAGCGGACCCCAATCAAAGAATCCTGCAAAACCTGTTCGAGTCGTAGAGACTGCTGGGATAATATTGGTGAGATCAACTTCATTGACTTCAACACCGGGGCTAACTTGGAATGCCATAAACGATTCTCCTTTTGGTCTTAGTATTTAGCAAAATGCTGATTACAAAGAGAAGCCATCATTATCAAAATTTTTCCATACGGTTCCTTCACTGTCTACTTCCGTATCTTCCGTTCCGTTATCAATAAAACCGAACGGCATCAGATCCTCCTCTAACTTTTCAATCTTTTCTTTATACAGTTGGTCACGAATATTTAGGTCTGTCATATCTTTGAAGTAATTCTGGGTTGATGCCCAAGCAAAAAGAACCAAAGTAATTACCAAGTCATCATGGTGTCCTACCTCGGCTTCAAATGATCCTTTTTTCGAGATAAAAGATGAAAGTTCTTGAATAATCTCGAAATCCTCAATAAGTAGTTTGTCCTGCTCAATCATCTCCTTGAGCATGGTGCAGCCGACTTTCTTTACTTTTGGACTCATACGCACACCCTGTTGCGTTTGATAATTACCAAATCCACCATCCATCACCTGTCCCTTTCGTCCACGGACAGAGGTGACGAGTAAATTTTCATATTCCATCTCGTTGTGCATAATATCAACAATCTCCTGACCCAGATCATTTACTTCGGTTAGAATGTAGGCATCGTTGTATCGCTTGCCCATTGCGTAAATGAGGTTTGGCAAAAGATATGGTGAAAGTTCATTATTTTTATATTGGGCTACGACTTTGTAGGGGGCGGCAGTAACATCAACAATCGTGACGGCATGATAATCTAAATCTTTACCGCGTGAAACGTCAACACCCATGAAATATATGTGTTCAGGTTCAGGCTCATGGTAGACCTTCAAGCCGTCCTCACGCTCTTGGATTGGACGAGTGTAGTGAAGCGATTTCAACTTTGAAGGGGCTATGAGCGTGTTTACGGAGCCAAGGAAGTCACATTCAAACTCTTGCCGAAACTGCTGAGGAGATGTGTTCCGAATCGTCTGTTTTTTCCACTTATCATCACGACCCGGAACGTCTGACCAGTGAACTTCAATCGGAGTATAGGAGTTTTGACCGTCTTCGGCATCCTTCCAAAGTTTATAAAACATATTCAAACCTTTGGGAGTGCTGACGATCAGAACCTTTGTGCTTTGACCGGCTGAGATCGTGGGATACACAGAGTTGAAAAACTCATCAGCCACGTTTTCGGGAACGAATGCAAATTCATCCATAAACAATAAGTTAAAAGAACCACCCCGAACGGCGGAGGATGATGTGGATGATGCAAGAATCTTTGATCCATTTTCCAAAACAATAGATCCTTTGTTCCACTCAATGACTCCCTGCTGAAGCCATTTTGGCAGATGCTCGTAGGCTAACTTCAGACGACCCAGCAGTTCACGAGCAGTTGTCAATTTGTTGGCTAGAATTGCAACATTTTTATCAGGATTGAATAAAATGTAATGAAGTAAATATGAAATAACCGTCGTGGATTTGCCAGACTGTCGAGGCATCTTGCAAATGACGAAGCGATCATTATGAACAGATTCTAAAATTTTCTTTTGAAAACTATAAGGTTCAAATTGAACAAGACCCTCATCAAGAGAGACAATTTTGATATAATTTTCAATAAAATACATCGGATCGGATACGCACTTGGCGTATTCTTCGATCTGTTCTTTTGTGTATTCTGACTCTACACCGGCTGCCTTGATATTGGCATTGCCGAGATATGCTTTATCATCCAGTTTCTTTGTCATTGTTCTTTACTTTTTTCACTTTCTTTTCTGGAAGTTGTTGTCGAACAAGGTCTTGCAGTTCTTTTGTAGAACCCACGAAGAATGCGTTGTTAGTCACATTTCTTACTTGCTCATCTTCCTCTAAGGTTTTCATTTGTTTATGAATATCAAGTAGGTCTTTGTTGGCTTCGGTTGCGGTCTTAAGAAGTTGGCTGACCACTTCGTAGGCTCTTGGGCTGTCGCTCTCTGAGGCTACTTTGAGAATACCATCTATGGCTTCTTTGCTATAGTCAATCACTTCTTTTATGTTTTCGCGGACTTCGCCATAGTCTTTACGCTGTTCAATCTTTTTTCGTTCGGGAAACTTTGAAAGATCAATTTCTACAGGTTTTCGCAACTCGCCCGTGACCTTGGCGGGATCTTTAACATTATGTGTCGTATCCCGCACCTCCGTAGGCTCTATGTTTAAAGCGTTTTCAAGTGGATTTTGTTCTTTATCAGCCATCTAAGGTCGCTCCTGTGATACTGAGTCTGTTTGGATATTGGAAAATATCAGTGGTCACACCAGCCACGGCAGGCAATGAGTTCGCACCGCTCGGACCAGTGATGCTGGAAATGATGCGCCT